ATTTCAGGAAAACCGATGGTAAAGGAAGGAAGATTAGTAATCAATCCTGATTCTACCATTTTTGTTGATACGGAAGTCAGTCGGGAATTTCAGAAATTGTCCAAGCAAGGTTTTCCTTTCCAATCAAGTCTCCGTGGTGTTCCTAAAAGAGTCGAAAGAATTGAAGAAGGCTCAGAGGCTATGGTGAATGGTTTCTCTTTGAAGGGACCAGGAACCGTATGGAGAGAATGGGAATATATGGAAGGATCTGTCTGTGTCTTTGGTTGGGATGACAAGACCAGTGCTTCAGCTTTTTCGAAAGAGGAAATCGCATTAGATTATGAACTAATTGATACAAAATTGGCTAAACCCTCAAAGGAGGATAAGAGAATTATGAACATTGATCAATTTAAGAAGGATCATCCTGATCTTTATGCTGAGATTGTGAAATCGGCAACGGATCAGGCTATGAGTTCCTTTTCTGCCAAAGAGAATGAATTCCTTTCCACTATTACTCAGTTGAATACTCAGCTTTCTGATAGTGCGAAACAGATTCAGGAACTTGCGAAAAGAGATGCTTTGAGAACTGAAAGAGAAATCTTTGCTGAATCAGAAGTAATCTGGATGCAATTGCTTACCAAGAGTGAAATTCCTGAAAGGATGTTTGGAAAGGTCAAAAAGAATGTGGACTATTCCAAGTTCGTGAAGGATGAGATTCTGGATAAGGATGCTTTTTCTGCTGCCATCAATGAGGAATTGAAGGATTGGTCTGAATTCATGAGTTCGAAATCTGAGTCTCCTGTTCAGGGAACTGGTTTTTCGAAACGTGACATCGATACCAAACCTGTCCTGGCTGAGGAAAACAAGAAAATTGCTGATGACCTTTTTGCTTTGGCAGGAACGAAATAAAAGGAGGTAGATGATTATGCAAGGTGATTCTCCAAACATTAACTATGGTCCCCTTCAGACTGATTACAGACGTTTATTCTATTCAGATGAAGCGGTGTGTCTTATCATTCCTATTCAGTTAGCTCCTGGATATGGAATTGTGAAAGCCGGTACTGCACTTGCTAAAAACACTTCAGCACTGGCAACCGGAAATACTGCAAAGTTTTTTCCTTATTCTCCGGCTACAATTACTGGTGCTGAGAATGCTGCTGGTCGTGCGTATCTGGTTCAGGATTCAGGAACGGCTACCAATCTTCTGTATGTAACTCTTGAGGATTCCTACAAGTTTAAAGTCGGTGACGATCTTATGATTATCGACAATACGACTTCAGGAGAGAATCTCGGTGCTATTACGGCGATTGATCGTACCACTTTCACTAACAAAGCAAAAATCACCACCACAACGAATGTTGGTAGCACTTCCTTTACTGCTGCACGGTTTGCGTTTGTGGCTGCTGAAGGATATGATGCTTGCGTTGGTATCCTTGGCAAATCTGTTGACACTGGTGTTGGTTCCAAAGCGGTGGGTGCTCAGGCTTCTTTGCTTCTGAAGAACTTTGTCCTTTATACTGCTGGATTGACCAATGTTGACTCTGCGGCGATTGCTGATCTTTCATTGTCCTCTATTGGACTTTATACTTATAAATAAAAGGGAGGATGTTTTATTATGCCAAGAGGAATTGGTGATATTGCTGATCTTCGTTTGGAGGTTCTTCAGGACTTCATTACTCGTTTTACGACTCCTCCTGAACTCAAACTCATGAATTTGTTCGGATCAATCAATGCGCTTTCTGATTCAATCCGATGGGAATCCCAAGAAGGTGGGAGAGGACTTGCTCCTTTCGTACCGCCCGGTGTTCCTTCTCCAAGAACTGCTCCTTATGGAGTAACCAAACACAGTGCAACGGCTGCCACCTGGAAAGAAAAGATGTATTTTGACGAAGAATTCCTTAACAATCTTCGCAAACCAGGAACCGACAACACTTATTTGGATGCGAAAACCAGACTTGCAAGAGAATTGGCACAGCTTACTTATCGTTCCATGCGTAGGAAAGAGTGGATGTTCGCCAAAATGATGTTTAATGGCGCAATTACCTATGATGTTACGGGCGGGATTAAGGCCAGTGTTGATTATGGACTTCCTTCATCTCATAACGTCACGTTGACCACGAATTATATGTGGGATGCAACTGGTGCAAGTGCTACGGTGGATATCCTTGGTGACATCATTGATGCCAAGAAAACCATCAAAGATGCTACGGGTGCGTATGTGGAAGTTGCCATGTGTACCAGTACAGTCCTGAAATATTTGGCACAGGATTCAACTATTCAAACACTCCTTCAGAAATCACAGTTTGGTAATGGGGATTTGTTCTCCGGAAGCAAAAACAAACTGTTGGGTGTGAATACTCAGGTCATTCAGTCCTTGCTTGATATTCCTCGACTTGAAATCTATGATGAACAGTATGAAGTTCGAGCATATCTCACTGGTGCAGTTACCGGCGGTTCCACCACTGTGGTTTCAGTTGAGGATGTCTCTGATTTTGAAGTTGGTGCTTATGTCCGGTTTGTGGATGTGTCTGCCGGTACATGGGAGGATGAACTTATTGCTTCCATTCAGACTGAAGCAAGTACCATCACTGTGACAGCCGCCCCTACTGCCAGTTTCAAAGCCGGTGAGGATTTCGTTTTTATGCGGAAAACCTTCCTTCCTTCCAATAAGTTCATCATGTTTGCTCCGAGAGTTGAAGGCAAATCCATTGCTGAATACATGAATGCTCCTTATGGATTGAATCGTTCCTATGGTATGCAGGTTGATCGGCATGAAACTTGGGACCCGGATGGAGTGTTCCTGAGAGTTCAGGATAAAGGTCTGCCTGTTTTGTATCAACGTGACGCAATTTACAATTTGACTGTAACGAGTACCAAACCGAATATTTGAGAGTTGAGTAGGAGGACAATCGCATGTCGAAACAAGTTACTTTCAAATTGATGTCAACACTCAAATGCGGTTCCCAATTGTATCTCAAGGGAACCGTATTTGATGAAGAACATCTTCCTGAAGAATTGAAACAAGAGATTGATGCAGGATCTAATTCAATTGAAATTATTTCCTTCGGTGACGATATCGAAGGAACTGAATTTAATCCTGATGAATCCATCTCATTGCAAAAACCTGAAAAGAAAATTACTCCTAAAAAGAGAAAAATGAAGGTGTAAAATGACTCAGGACGATCTGCTTGATTTACTTCCCGTTGAACTAAAAGGACTCTATAAGTATCTTGTTACCGTTGATTATGAAAATGCGGTGAATGATGCATTGAGAGAAACAGGATGGACGTTTCCAATGTCAAGTTTGACTATGGAATATTGGATTAAAACACGATCAAAACGCCACATCTTTTTTTACTTGATGTCCGAGTCTGCCCATAAGTTCAAATATGATGTAATAGCTTTGGACCAAAGATTCCTGCACTACAAAGCGATTATTGATCAGATGGATAGAGAGTGGGAAAAATTCATGGCAGATAATCCTGAGCTTTTTATTACGGATGCTGAAAATTGGTTCTGCACGAAGATTGATGCAGGATTCAATTATGATGAAGTTGGTATTGACAGAACTTATGATCCAAATATACCCGTAATGTCCTCTGATATGGTGTAATAATGTCAATCGGTCCTGATATTAAAGAAGCCATTTGGGATGTTGGGATGTATTATAACATCCTGCTGCCTACTCCTTTAGCTTCAAGAGAAAAACTGGTTTATAAAGGCAATGCTCAAGCAACAAAGCCTTTTATTCGTGAGTTTTTCTTTGAAGCAACTCTTTCCTATGATACCTTAGTTTCTCCTGGTTCTGTAATCAAGATTGCTACTTCTGCACTTCCTTATTTGATTATGAATAAAACTCCTAATCTATTTGAGGATGAAGTCATTGAAAATAAGGTTGTTCTCTATAAATGTAATGTGAGTGGAGAACTTCAGAGAATATCTGGTGAAGTAGGATGGAATCCTTCTTATAAGAAAACTCCTGTATTTCAAACGATTCGTGCGAATGCTTATGCCTTACAGACTGAAGTATTAGCAGGAAGTGGTGTTCATCCTGAACAAGAAAT